CACTGGGATATGACGCAACACACTGGCTCGAAGAGAAACTACAGGGTGCGATTGCTGGTGATGATGATCTTGTTATTAGGACTGAGTTGGTTGGGGGTGTTGGTAAATATGGCAGACTCCTGGGATGGCTTTACATTGGAGACGCAGAACTCTCCCTCAACGAGCAAATGATTGCCGAAGGATATGCTTGGGCATATGATGGAGGTACTAAACAAAAAGACTTTGAAGAGTTGAGAGAAATTCGTAGACAACACGGGACTATGGTATGATTAGCACATTATTTGTTTTTGGTTTTACCCTACTGTTATGTTGGGCAATGGAAACCACATTTCCCACTGGCACTAAAGGAATTAAACGTTACTGATTATGAGTGTATCTGACGTATATCTTGGTAATCCTAATCTAAAGAAAGCAAACATTGCTCAGCAGTTTTCTCCTGAGGAAGTGCAAGAGTATATTCGATGCTCTGAAGATCCTGTATATTTTATTCTAAACTATATCAAGATTGTTTCTCTCGATGAGGGTATCATCCCATTCACCATGTATGACTTTCAGGTCGATATGGTGAAAAGTTTTCATGAGAATAGATTTAATATTGCCAAGTTACCTCGTCAGTCTGGTAAGTCTACTATCGTTACCGCATACCTATTGTGGTATGTACTATTCAATCAAAACGTCAACGTAGCGATTCTTGCTAACAAAGCAGCAACCGCTAGGGAGATGTTGCAGCGTTTGCAGTTATCCTATGAAAACCTCCCCAAGTGGCTCCAGCAAGGAATCCTCCAATGGAACAGAGGTAGTCTGGAATTGGAGAATGGAAGCAAAATCTTGGCTGCTTCTACTTCTGCATCTGCTGTCCGTGGTATGTCCTTTAACGTTATATTTCTGGACGAATTCGCGTTCGTTCCGACTCATATCGCTGACCAGTTTTTCTCTTCTGTTTATCCTACTGTATCTTCTGGTAAGTCAACCAAAGTAATTATCATCTCTACGCCACACGGGATGAATATGTTTTACAAGTTGTGGCACGATGCTGAGCGAGGCAAAAACGAATACATACCTACAGAAGTCCACTGGTCGCAAGTACCAGGCAGAGATGCTGCATGGAAAGAGCAGACGATCAAAAACACATCGGAGCAACAATTCCGTGTTGAGTTTGAGTGCGAATTTCTAGGATCTGTCGATACTTTAATCAGTCCAAGTAAGCTTAGGACAATGGTATATCACGATCCCATTGCGGAAAAAGCTGGACTTTCAATGTATGAAAAAACGGAGGAAAATCATCAGTATGTCATCACAGCAGACGTTGCTAGAGGAGTATCAGGAGATTATTCTGCGTTCTTGGTGGTTGATACAACTACAATTCCCTATCGAGTAGTTGCTAGATATAGAAACAACGATATTAAACCAATCCTATTCCCAAACATTATTGTTGATGTAGCAAAAAACTATAACCATGCATTTGTATTGGTTGAGGTCAACGATGTTGGTGGACAAGTTGCGGATATTATTCAGTACGATCTTGAGTATGACAATCTCCTCATGTGTGCAATGAGAGGTAGAGCAGGTCAACAATTGGGTCAAGGATTTTCTGGTAAGAAAACCCAAATGGGGATTAAGATGAGCTCTGCAACCAAACAAATCGGATGCTCAAACTTAAAAACTCTGATTGAAGATGATAAATTAATCATTCCAGATTATGATTGCATTGCAGAGTTAACTACTTTCATTCAAAAAGGACAGACATTCCAAGCAGAAGAAGGTTGTAATGATGACCTTGCAATGTGTATGGTTATCTTTGCTTGGATGGCAATGCAACCGTACTTCAAAGAGTTGAATGAGAATGATGTACGCCAAAGAATCTTTGATGATCAAAGAGAATCAATTGAGCAGGACATGGCACCCTTCGGATTTATTGATGATGGATTGGAATCAGAGTATTATAAGGACGCGGAGGGAGATGTGTGGATGACCGCAGAGTATGGAGATAAGTCATATATGTGGGAGTATAGGTAAAGTTTCAAAAATATAAATAATCCTAGACATTCGATGACCATTCTAGGAGTTAAAACATGAGTGCTTCCAACCAGTTGTCCCCAGGGGTAGTAATCCAGGAAAGGGATTTAACGACAGTAACTGCGCCAGTAGGTTTAAATGTAGGTGTCCTGGCAGCACCTTTCGCTCAGGGTCCCGTTGAAGAGATTATCGAAATCGCTTCTGAAAGATCTCTGGTTAACTACTTTGGTGAGCCTAACGACTATAACTACGAGTATTGGTATACTGCTTCGCAGTTCCTCTCCTATGGTGGTGTGCTGAAGACCATCCGTATCTCTGATGCTGCTCTGAAGAATGCAGTTAATACAGGTACAGCAGTCTTGATCAAGAATACACAAGACTACGAAACAACCTACGAAAATAGCAACTCTAACACTTGGAAGTATGCTGCTCGCTATGCAGGCACACTTGGTAACTCCATTGGCATTTTTGTAACCGACGCTGGCGCTGACCAACTTGCAGTACTGCCCGCTCCTGGTTCTGGTAACGAATGGGAATTTGTAGCAGACGAAGCAGTTACCGCAGCATCTGGAGCTGCAGGTAGAGTCTACAAGTATTCAATCAAACTCAGCCTGACCAACGTTGTTGGTAGTTTCACTCCTGGCAACGCGACTAGCATCAGCATTAGTGGATCTAATGAGACAGTTACTGTCCTAGCATGGGATGCAGCAAGCAAGATTCTTGAAATTGCTCTTCCTGCTGGCGGTGTCACTGGTATTCTTGCTGACGGTCAAGTAATTACCGAAGGCACCAACACTGGTGAGATTGCAGGTGGTGGTATTGAGCGTCTTCTTTCGATCGGTTTAGATGCTGGTAGCATTAAGTTTGCTGCATCTGATTCCGTCACAGATACCAACAGCACCGCTGTTACAGTCTCTTCGGTTCGTGTTGAATACGCTGAGCGTGAGTATCTTCCTGGTTCTAAGTGGATCAACGTTGCACAACGCCCTGCTACTTCCCTCTTCACCAATAATGTTGGCGGTGCGAATGATGAGCTTCACATCCTCGTTGTTGACGTTGATGGTGGCATCACTGGCAACCCTGGCACAGTCCTTGAGCGTTTCATTGGTCTTTCCAAGGCATCTGACGCTAAGTCCACTGTTGGTGAAGTTAACTACTATAAGGAAGTAATCAAGCAACGCTCCCAGTATATCTACTGGGGTGCTCACGAAACCGCTGCTTTCGCTGGCACTGCAGGTCAAGCATCTGCTGGTGACTGGGGTCAATCTGCAGTTTCTCGTCGTTTCAACCTGCTTCGCTCTGCTGCAGGCACAACTGCATATCCTTCGGGCAACACTCCCGTTGGTACAGTTAACAACGCTACATTCTACTACAGACTTCAGAGCGGCGTAAGCTACTCCACTTCTGGTGGTGCATACAGCATTTCTAACACCAACATCGGTCAAGCATACGATCTCGTTTCTGACCCCGAGTCCCAAACCATTGACTTTATCCTTTCTGGTCCTGCTGGTGCTGATGATGCTGCTGCAATTGCAAAAGCAACTCTAATCACCAACATTCTTGAGTCGCGCAAAGATTGCCTTGGTTTCTTCTCGCCCAAGAGATCCGATGTTATCGGTCTAACCGATGGTGACACGATCACCAGAAACATGGTTGCATACTTCGATCAACTACCTTCTACTAACTACGCCATCTTTGATAGCGGTTACAAGTACATCTACGATAAGTATTCCGATGTTTATCGTTATGTCCCCTGCAATGGCGATATTGCTGGTCTCGTCCTCAATACCGCAAACGTAGCCGAGCCTTGGTTCTCGCCCGCTGGTTTCGCTCGCGGTGTCCTGAGAAATGCAGTTAAGATTGCATTCTCCCCCAACAAGACTCAGCGTGACACACTTTACGCTGCAAGAATCAACCCCGTAGTTTCCTTCCCTGGTCAGGGTGTTGTCCTCTTCGGTGATAAGACTGCACAAGGTTTCGCTTCTGCATTCGACCGTATCAACGTCCGCCGTCTCTTCCTCGTTATCGAGAGAGTAATCGGCACTGCTGCTAAGACTCAACTCTTTGAGCAGAATGATGAAGCACAACGCAGTCTCTTCCTCAACATCGTCGAGCCCTATCTCCGTGATGTCCAAGGTCGTAGAGGCGTTACTGATTTCCTTGTCAAGTGCGATGATTCCAACAACCCCCCTGAGGCAGTTGACCGTGGTGAGTTCTACGCAGAAATCTTCGTGAAGCCCACCCGCACGATCAACTACATCACACTGACATTCGTTGCGACCCGCACGGGCGTCAGCTTTGCTGAAGTCGCTTCCTGATAATAACGGGGTCCGCAAGGACCCCTCAAAAATCTCATTTCAATAAATAATAAACGACGGAGGCATTAGAAAAAAATGGCTATTAGAGGCACCCTAGACGATTTCAAAGCGAGTGTTGTAAACGACTTTGCTCGCCCTAATCTATTCCAAGTGGATCTTAACTTCCCTTCTGGAATCATTAACGACGCATCACTTTCCAACCTTGGTAAGTTTACGGTAAGAGCAGCAAACCTTCCCGCTTCTCAGATTGGTGTTGTCGAAGTACCTTTCAGAGGTAGAGTATTAAAGATCGCAGGTGATCGCACCTTCGAGCCTTGGACAATCACCATCATGAATGATACCAGATTCACACTGCGTAACGCATTTGAGCTCTGGGCAAACAGCATTCAGGCAGCAAACGAAAACTACACAGCAGCAGGCACTCTTGGCGATGCTTCTGACTCGACTGGTTACTTTGCTGATATGAGTGTCCATCAACTCTCCAGAGATCTTAAGGATTCTGATGCTCCCACGGTACTCAAGTCCTACAGATTCTACAACGTCTTCCCCAGCAGCGTTTCTGCTATCGATCTTGACTTCGGTAACAACGATGCTATTGAGGAATTCACGGTTGAGTTGCAAGTCCAATACTGGGCACCTATCTCAACTACTGGTACTTGATCTTTTCAAACTACCTAAATAGTCCAGGGATTACGTTACTAATATAATGGCATCACAGATATTTGGTTTTTCACTGGAGCGTGCAAAGAAGGTCCCCAAGGGGCCTTCTTTCGTGCAAAAGGATAACCTAGACGGATCATTACCAGTATCGGGTGGAGGTTATTACGGGTATACCGTAGACCTTGACGGGGTAGTGCGTAATGAATATGAGTTAATTTCTCGTTATAGAGAAATGGTTTTGCAACCAGAATGTGATAGCGCAGTTGACGATATTGTCAATGAGACTATCTGTGGAAATTTTGACGACGTACCTGTAGAGGTTGAGTTATCAAACTTAAAACAATCTGAGAAAATTAAGAAGATGATTCGTGAAGAGTTTCACGAGATCCTTCGCCTTCTTGATTTTGAAAATAGATCGTATGAGATCTTCCGCCGCTGGTATGTCGATGGAAGACTTTTTTATCATAAGGTCATCGACCCACAAAATCCTAGCGGTGGTCTAATTGATCTTCGCTATATCGATCCTCGCAAGATCAGAAAAGTTAGTGAGCACGACACTAAGAGACCTGAGCAAATGCGTCAGATGGGTGTCAATGAAGCACTGACAACAAAAGCAGCAGAATATTTTGTTTACGATCCAAAGGGTCTAAAGAATTCTGCTACCAATGCAGGCATGAAGATTGCACCAGATTCTATCTGCTATGTGCATAGTGGCATCATGGATCTCAACAAGAACATGGTGCTTTCACATCTTCACAAAGCAATCAAAGCGGTAAACCAACTCCGCATGATTGAAGACTCTCTGGTTATCTATCGTTTGAGTAGAGCACCCGAGCGTAGAATTTTCTACATTGATGTTGGCAATCTTCCCAAGAATAAGGCAGAGCAATATCTGCGTGAGGTCATGGGTCGCTATCGTAACAAACTTGTATACGATGCTAACACTGGTGAGATTAAGGATGATAAGAAGTTTATGTCCATGTTGGAAGACTTCTGGCTTCCTCGTCGTGAAGGTGGTCGTGGTACAGAAATCACCACACTTCCTGGTGGACAAAACTTGGGTGAGTTGGAAGACGTTAAGTATTTCCAAAAGAAACTTTACAAGGCACTCAACGTTCCTTCGTCTCGTCTAGAGACTGAAACGACTTTCAACATTGGTCGTGCTGCAGAAATCACCCGCGACGAAGTTAAATTCCAAAAGTTTGTTGCTCGTCTTCGCAAACGTTTTTCCGAATTATTCACAGATCTTCTCAAAACTCAACTAGTACTCAAGGGTGTTGTTTCCCTTGAAGAATGGGAAGATATGAAAGAGCATATTCAATTCGATTATGTTGCTGATAACTACTTCTCTGAATTGAAAGAGATTGAAATCCGCAACGAAAGAATGAATCAAGTTGCCACAATGGATCAATTTGTTGGTAAATACTTCTCTCTTGAATATATGCGCCGTCAGGTACTCAAGCAAACCGAAGCGGAGATTAAGGAAATTGACAAACAGATTAAGGATGAGATGGCCGCAGGTCTTATACCTGATCCAGCAGCGGCGATGGATCCCGCTATGGCTGCTGGCGATGAGGGTGGAATGCCCCCAGAGCAAGGAGCTCCCGCGCCCGTAGAGGGTCCTGATGCTAATGAGCAGCAACAGGGAGAAATTTAATTCATAAATAACTCTATATAATTAGGATTTATTATGCCTTCCGAATACGCGAAAAATATTGTTGACAGGATTTTTAGTGATTCTAAACAAGACGCTATTGATGCTGTTAATGATGCACTTGCATCCAATACTATGGATTTAATTCAAGCAAGAAAACTTGAATTTGCTAAATCAATGGGGTTTGACTTAGATCAAACAGGTCAAAAAGCGGCAGATGAATTAGAACTGCCCGATGGGTCTGAAGGTCCAGTTGATTATGAAATTGACGGAAGACTTCCTCAAGATCCCCCCGAGGATGAAGAGGTAGAAATTGAAACAACTGAAGAAACCCCAGAAACAGAAGAGGACTACGAAGATGAAACTAATCAGTGAAGAAGTAACACAGGTAGAATTCATTGCCGAAGAAGTGGATGGTAAGAAAAACCACTTCATCGAAGGTGTTTTCCTGCAAGCGGAAGTAAAAAACCGCAACGGCAGAATGTACCCTGTAAAAACTCTCGCTAGAGAAGTTGCTAAATACGATGAGAACTACATTCAAAAAGGGCGTGCCCTTGGTGAATTAGGTCACCCCGATGGTCCTTCTATCAATCTCGATAGAGTATCTCACCGTATTATCTCTCTTCAACAAGAAGGTAATAACTTCATCGGTAAAGCAAAAATCTTAGATACCCCTATGGGTAACATCGCCAAAAACCTTTTAGATGAGGGTGTAAAACTTGGCGTATCCTCCAGAGGCATGGGATCTTTGATCAAAAGAGAAAACTGCAACGTAGTTGCAGATGACTTTATGCTTGCCACCGCTGCTGATATTGTAGCAGATCCTTCTGCTCCTGACGCATTTGTCGATGGAATTATGGAAGGCAAGGAGTGGGTTTGGGATAACGGAATCCTTAAAGAAGCAGCAATTGCTCAAATGAAGGATGAAATTAACCACGCTACTCTCATTAACTTACAAGAGCGCAAAATTTCCGCGTTTGAGAAGTTTTTGAAGAGTTTGTAATTTATAAATAAACATAGACAAACAAATGCTTAACGGAGATTTTCAAATGTCTGAGACCCTCGATAAAGAGCTAGATTCAATGGAGCAAGTGACCGAAGGCTCTAACGCTGTCACCAAAAATGCGAAGCCTGGTGAAAAGATCGACACCTCTAAAGGTGGCGCTACCATGGTAGTCAAAGTAACTTCCGATTCTGAGGAAGGTGCTAAGGGCACCAAAAATGCTGGTGCTTCTGCTGCTGGCGCAGTAAAGCATGAAGGTTCGAAGTCGCTTAGCACAAAACCTTCTGATGCATCCGCTAAAATGGAGGAAGTAGAAGAAGATGGCGAAGAGACAATCGCTGAAACCAAGTACGACTTTACTGAAGATGTTGACGCTCTTGTCGCAGGTGAAGACCTATCAGAAGAATTCAGACAAAAAGCAGTAACGATTTTTGAAGCAGTAGTTACCGAGAAGGTAAACGCTGAAGTCGCTGCTCTCCAAGAAGCATTTGAAGCTACTCTTACTGAAGAAGTAGAGTCTATCAAAACAGAATTGGCCGAGAAGGTTGATGACTATCTCTCGTATGTTGCAGAGACCTGGATGAAGGAAAACGCACTCCAGATCGAGCATGGTATTAAGAACGAGATTTCGGAATCTTTCTTCAACGGTCTAAAAGATCTCTTTATCGAGCACAACATGAGTGTGCCCGAAGAGAAATTCAACCTGCTTGACGGCATGGTTGAAGAGCTTGATGAGATGGAAGCTAAACTCAACGAGCAAATCGACGCCAACGTCCAACTCAATAAGAGA